TGTTTTGCAGGATCTTTGGCTTTTTTATTATAAGTTACAGCCTTAGTGCCTTTTTTGTGTTCTAATAGTTCTCTAACTAACATTTATTCTGCTTCCATAATGTCAATAGCAATGTTCCAGTGCTTAATTCTATCCTCTAGACCTATAAAACCGCCATTGATCTTTTTAGTTAGCGTCTGCATGTCACCCTGGTCGCACCATTGGTTAAGTTGATTTTTATGCCAAAACCAACAGGCACTGAGCGTGGCCCACTGTGGTTCACGTAATAGATCAGGGTCTTGAGCTAGTGTGTCATCTTGGAACAAATCACGACTACATTGTGTATAGTTAGCACGGCCTGTGATCTGAATTATACCTCTACCTCTATAACGCCAACCATCTCCAGTAGCTTCAGGCCCGTTACCCATTCTTCCGCCATAGATTTTGTTAGCAATCATTTCTGGCTTACGCTCATATTGACGTGCTAATTCATCGTTAGGAAAATATTTGCTAAAAAGGCCTCTTAATCCTTTTGCGCCATAGTTTAGGTTTTCTTGTAATACAGTAAAATCTAAACTTTCATGTTGACATTGTGCTACAAAGCCCGCTACACGAGACGGAGTTGTGATCCCGAAGGCTGGAAAATATTCACAAAATGCATCATACCACAGTTGTGGATTTTTATTCTTATGAATACAACGGGCTAATTTATCTAGTGTAAAGTCAAATTCAAACATAGCATAGATCCTCTATGCTATATTTACCATAGTTTTACTTATTTTTCTTTGCTTTTCCTGCTCGCATATTAGCCATCCAGTGAGCTAATTGACCTCTACGACCACCTTGTTTAGCTATTTTCCTAAGGGTACTTATTTTACCTTTTGTAGGAACCTTATAACGTTTACTATCGCCTTTATCCTGCGGGTTGCGCCCATCGGCAAAATTTTCAACGATTATTTCAGAGATTTTCATTTTTGAGCAATTTGCTGGAATGCCTGCGTCTTCTCGGCACGTTTATCTAAGTGTTTCATACCAGGATTAATAGGTTTAGTGACGTGGGTTACATTTTTGAAATCTTGAACTTTATTAGCTACTCTATTTTTCCAATACCAAAGAGCAACTTTTGCTGCTACCGCAGGGTTTTCTACTAGTTCTGGTTTTTCTTCTAAAGGCAGTCCTAATGCCTCTCCTGCTTTACGATAGTTGTAGCGACCAGTAAGTTGAATGTATCCTCTACCAATATACTTAGATCCGTCACCGGGACGCACATTTCCTAAAGCTTCTGCTTTAGGATTAAAATTTTTAGGTTTACCTGTTTTCTTATCTACAATAATTTTTTTATTTGTATCTCTTTTAAACACTGGCTCGTATTTTTTAAAGTCTAGTTTGCCGCCTAGTTCCTTTAAAAATTTGAAATCCATTGTTTCATGGGCACATTGAGCCAAGAACGCTGTTAATTCGTTGCCCATCATTCCAGCTTTTTGTGCTTCTTTACGTAAAAAAGCTTCGTGTGGACTTCCTGTAACAGAAGGAGTGGTGTTAATACTTTCGCCTACATTATATGTAGGATCCTTCTTTTGTTTAGGTCCTTTTACTTTACTTGGAGGATCAATGTCTGTGGTAGTTAACCCTGTTTTCTTTAGATTTTTAATGTATTTGTGTTCTTCTGGTTCGCTGCCAAAGGCCATAACTGTACTAGGAGGTCCCTTACCAAAATCATGCTTGCCTAGACCTTTAAGGTTACTAACATGCTGTCCTAATTTATACCAATCATAGACATCGCTAACATCAACTCTAACGGTACCAGCTGGCATTGTTGGTTTAGTTTCTGCTCCTGTTGGCTTATCGTTGGGATGTTGATCTTCTTGTTTTTTCCTTCCCTGACAGTGAGCACGTTGACTAAAACCTTTAGGATTAGCGCAGTTGATAGAGCGTTTGTATTTGTCACTCCATTTTTCATCTAAGTTCTGTGATTCAAAACTTTTTGCACCTGATGTTATTAAAGCTCTGGCCTGATCTTTTGTCATGTTATACAATTCATAAAACTCTCTATCAGTCATTATATCGAGATTTTGTTGCATAACTTTATCAACAGGCATGTCCCTAGGCACAGTAGGTGTTTCTGCATTTTTTGGTTTAGGACCTCGCCACCCACGTTCCCATGCCATAGCTCCTTCCTTAGCAGATCTGCCCTTGCTTAGGAAATAGGCTATAACTTGAGCTCTACTCCATATTTCTGTAATAAAATCTTTAGCTCTCATATACCGTATTTGTTACGCTTAGGCTTGGCCACAGGACTGACTTTATTAGTAGTCTCTAATTCTTGACTACGCATATCGCCTTTATTAAGGTCTTTATAATTAGCGCCTACTGCTTTATATCCTTGTTTTAACATTTCTTGTTCTAAATCTGTATATGGGAAAGCTGCTTTCTTTTTTCCATACCAGGTTTTAGGATCAATGTCAATAGGTGTTTTTCCATCAGCACATGCTAATGCTAAACCTAGCCTATATTCTGTGTAATCACTACTGGATTTTTCGCCGTCAGAGTAAACATTAATACCTCTAGTAGGTTGTTGATATCTGTGGCCTAATTTGCCAGCCTTCATTTCAGATATGAGTTCTCGAAGCTTCACTTTTTCCGTCCTCTAAAATGACTGTTGACACTGCCGGTCATATATGGTAATGAAAACCATAGTTTGAACCAATCTTTATCACCAGGCTTTAGTCCTAATTCGCGTTCTTTCTTTTTAATTGCAGCCGCAGTATGACTTATGTTCTCTATATTTACCGGTTGTAAACCTTTGTACTCGTTAACACCAGCTAGACGTTTTAATTGTTCTAATTCAGTCATAACTTAAATGCTCTTAGATTTTTTCCTGGTGTTGACTTGTTTACATCAACTGTGGTATTTTGTTTTGTAATTATACCAACACCTGCAGGATCTTCTTTGACCTTGTCATCTTTTTTGGTTTTTTTTACAGATTTTTCTGCTGCCATCTGCGCCATACGTACTTTAGCCTTATTCATAAGATCCATAACTTCTTCATCGCTAAGTTCTGAACTCATAGCGTCACGCCATACGGCAAATTGTTCTTCTTCACTCTTAGAAGGATCCATAAGAACTTGACGCATAGGTGTGGCTCTAGGACCTTCTTCTTCTCGACTAGGATCACTGGTTTCTTGACGACTTATAACTTCCAAATTATCAAAGTTAAAGGGGATGTCACCCTTCTTATTAGGTTTACCGTTATAGGCATTTAAATATTGAAACGCTGCCTTTTGATCGGCACCTACTACTACCACAGCATTAGTATAACCCTGTTGGTTTAGACTACTTAACACTCTAGTCAAATCTGGTAATTCATCTGTAGCAGTTTGGAAAATATGACTTCTATCAGGAAACACCCTTCGATAGATTGCCAGTTTTTCTTCTGGTTGTAGAGGATCATCTGGACCATACGTTCTACTTACAACGAAATATGGGTCACCGCCTAATTCTTCAGCATGTGTAATTACACTGCTGGCCAACATCATATGACCTTTGTGGCCCATGCCTCTACCCCAACCAATTACGGCTGTACTACCTTCACCTGTACGATCGATACTTTCAAATAGTTCTCGTAATAACATCAGTCTTTCCTTGGGGCCCAATTACCCTGATCAATTGCTTTGACAAACTGTCCAGGTAGGTCGCTCTTAAATGAACTTCCGGGGTGAGCCTGAACATAACCTTCTGGCTTAGTCTGTCTTATACCACTATGTGTTCCTGCACTTAGTCCTTGAATCATTTCTAATTTAGCATTAGTTAACATCTCTACAGCGTCTAAAACAGCATCTAGACCTGCACGATCTGCTAGGATTTTTTGTCTTTGTCCTTCACTAACATTAACATTAACCCAATCAACAAATTTTTGTTTTACTCCTGGAATGCGTAGGTTTTGATTATAAAACTTATACAAAATATCACCAGGCTTGCTTAGACCGGGCTTAGGAGATAAAAAGCCATCTATTAAACCACTGTTTTCACTTATGAAACTTTCAACGCGGTCTAGATCGTTAGCCTCTAGTCCCGGCGGTTCTTCAACATAGGTTGTGCCCTGTACAATTACGTCTTTAGTTGATAGGCTTTCAGCATCTGGTAGTCTGCCTTCATCTGAACTGCCTAGACTATCATAAAAGCCTGTAGCAGCTACCATTACTTTTGCACCTTTAATTCTTTTTCCTAAATCGCTGTCTTTACCAATATGGAATGTGGTGATATTAGGAGTAAATTCATATTCTTGAGTTTTAGGATTAAGTATGGCTTTCGCTGGGGAACCATCAGGTTTAGTTCCTGGATAAAATAACAATCCGCCTTCAACAAATCCTTCTTCAGGGCTAGCCTGTTCAAAATACGGCCATAACCCGCTTAACTGTTTAGCGTATTGTTTACGTTGAGCTTCGCGTTCGGGATCTGGTCTACCAGTGCCTAACAAAAATGCTTCTACTTCTGAAGGACTTTTAGGTGCAGTGCTTAGTCCACTGTCTAGCTGATACTTTCCTCGTTTAAGATATTCCCAGGCATTTTTAGGAATCATCATAAACGTACCGTCTTGCTTACCCCAATATACTACCGGACTTCCGTCCCATTTTAATTCAATTGTACCAGATTGTGAAGTCATTGAACGTAGTCGTTCTACGGCATGTAGTCCACCTTGACTGCCATTGGTAAACACTAAATCTTCAATATGTTGATATTTACGACCTATACTAGGAGCAGCCGCCTCAAATAAAAATTCTCTAGCTCTCATTTCAACATCCTTCGTATAGCAGAAAACCATTCGTTAGTTCCTACATTAGGAGTAGCTGCCTGCCAACTTGCACTGGCCTTTGCCTTATCAAACACAGCCTGTCTAGTTTGTGGATCAGGGATAGCATCCATGATACTTTCAACGCTTCCTAATAAACTACCATCTTTTACACCTAATAGGTATTCTGCGATTTCGTCTAAGTCGTCTGTTAGTAAATCACCTTTTTTGCCAGCCGCATCTCGTTGATATAAACCTTCGTCTGGGCTCCAAAGAAACCCTTTCATAGTTGCCAATGTATTCATCATCATTTGTTTGTTTACGCCCTTATATGGACTACCTGGTGGTAAATCATGATGATGAAATTTGCTTACTTTACCTGCCTTTTTAATTGCCTTAATATCAACCTGATAAAACTTGTCACCTACTGGAACCAGTACATGAACAGTTACTCCAGCACGATAAGTTTGAATACCCTGTTGTTCGAGATATTGAGCTAAGGCTGCTCTTATTTTTTTAGGATCCTGTTCGTTGAAGAAATTAGCAACAGTATCAATTTCTCCCATAAGATCTAAGTCACCGCTTTTTTTAGGTACAACTTTAGCATCAGGAGGTAGTTCTCCTGAATTATGACCTAGTTCCTTACCTTCTTTGGTAGGTTTAAACATCCTGCTGTTATAATAATAGTCACCTATATATACGCTTTTGCCTAGTTCGTCTTCAGTATACACTTTGGCTTTAGGATTGGCACCGCTTCCTATAAGGAACAATTCTACACCTATTTCACTTAATACAGCTTCAGCAGCATTCTTTATAGCTGCAATATTTTCGGGTGTTTGTTCGTAATCTTCTGACTCAGGCCATATGTTGCCGCCTTCACTCAATATCATCGTAATGTCCTTCGTCAAAGTTTTTTTGTTCATTGTTAAACAACTCATCACAGAGTTCTTCAACTAGTTGATCATCTAATTCTGTTGGAAGATTAGGAACATTAAATTTATCCTTGTAACATTCGTAGGCATTTTGCACAAGGTCTTTGAATACTCTAGGACTGTATTTTTTACCATTACTGATTCCGTGTTTAAAATTAATGATAAAAGGATAGTAATCGCCCCTGTAAAAATCAGGATCGTTATGCATAAAGAATTTTAAATCATCCTTTACATCAAAGTCTGGTTTAAATGCAGAATCGTCTGCAGGACCAAAAATTTCAAAAATTTTCATAATGGATTACGCCGTAATATACAATATTACGTATTTACCAGATTTTAATTATAAGACTTTAGTGGTTGAGCAGCACAAAATTAATTGAGCCGTCTGTGTAGACTAGATTAGCACGTACCCAGGTAAAATTACCAGTGAAATTGATTAACTCATTGACATCAGTAGGAGTTAAATATTCTAAATCTGTATCAATAATATCAAACCAATCATTAGATGTAGGATCAACTGCTAGAGTTCCCTGCATTTTAAATGACCCTATAAACCCAGTTAATTTAATTTGTACAGTATGAAGACCGTCACTACGACCATAATAACCGTCACCCTTATAGGCTGACCCTACTACAGTGACCACAGTGCTGTCGCTGGGATGTGTTTGTGCAGTAACAATAGCTTGACTTAAAATTGGCATAATAAGTTATTTATTGCCAGAAATTATTTTGTCAATTCTAGCAATGTCAGAACCTAAAAACATCTTTACCATAGTCATGGCGCTGTCATCTTTAACATAAAAGTAATGGCCACCAAAATTAGGCTTTTTCATTAGATCGAGGCTGCGTTTAGTTATTTTTATATGTTTGCTGTTACTAGCCCATACAGCAAAACTTTCATGACTCTGTCTCGACCTGCCCATGGTAACTCTATAACCATAGTTTATCCGTGACATTATAATGGTGTTTTCTACTAGTTTATTTTGTAAAGGCGGCACATAGATAAACTTAGTACGTGCAACATCTATATTAGCTAGACTAAAGGCAAGGGTTTGATCGTTAGTATATAGATTAAGCACAGGATGTTCTATTCTTAGTGCATAATTGTCTTTGTTGACTAGCAGATTGTAGATATCCAAACAGTATTCAAAATCTAATGTACTACGAACTTTTAAACTATCCCATCTAGTCATTCCTCCTGAACGCCATTGATTTAACTTTTCCTGAGTATGCTCAAGATTATTACCCCTAAACCATGCCGCCGCAGGACAAATTACTGTGGTTTTATACTGCCATTTGTCAACAAATAACCTAGGACTAGTTTTGACTACCACTGTTGGATTCAATTTCAACATTACTATACTCTAATTTTGGTAATTTAATTTTTGGCACCAACGTGATCTTATCCTCGATTACATCGATAGTTACAGTACCGCCGTCCTTAAGTTCTCCAAAAAGCATCATCTTAGCCAACGGACGTTTAATTTCCTTATCAATGACTCTCTGTAGAGGTCTAGCACCCATCTTTTTATCAAAGCCCTTGTCAACTAACCAATCAACAGCCTCGTCTTTGAGTTTAACTTTGATGCCTTTACTCTTAATTTGATCTTTAAGTTCTAACATGAACTTACCTACAATTTTAATCATTACTTCTTTGGTTAGTTTGCCAAATGTAACAATACCGTCTAATCTATTACGGAATTCAGGAGCAAAAAACTTCTTAAGGTCTTTATCTGAATAATCTTTTTCCTGAGTGCCAAACCCAATATTATTCTTTTCCGACTCCTGCGCTCCCGCATTAGTAGTTAGAATTAGAATAATGTTTCTACAATCAGCACGTTTTCCGTTACTGCCTGTGATAAATCCATTGTCCATGATTTGTAATAGAATAGTGCTAACGTCAGGATGACTTTTTTCAATTTCATCTAATAACAGAACACAATTAGGATTTTCCTGAATCTGTGTTATCAATAGACCGGCATTGTCTTCAAAACCTACATAACCAGGAGGACTACCGATTAGTTTAGATACTGAGTGTTTTTCCTGATATTCACTCATATCAAATCTCAACAACTTTACGCCAAGATGTTTTGCTAGAGCTTTAGCAGTTTCAGTTTTACCTGTTCCAGTGGGACCCATAAACACAAAACTGCCAACCGGTTTGTTTTCACTCTTTAGGCCGGCTCTAGCAACTAAAATTTTGTCTACAATTTCTGTGACAGCAGTTTCTTGACCATACACTTCACTGAGAATATTGTTTTCTAAATTACTAAGATTAGCACTTTCACTTTCCATAATTACTTCAGGAGGCATTTGAACCATTTTACTCAATTCAAATTGAATCTCAGTTTCAGTGACAACTTTTTCGTCAGCTAATTTAATATTAAACCTACTACAGGCACAATCAATTAAATCAATGGCCTTATCTGGCAATTTCTTATCCGGTTGATATTTTACACTTAGTTTAATAGCAGCATGTAAGGCATCGTCTTTGATTTTAACATTATGAAATTGTTCATAATACTTTTTAATACCTTTGAGAATACTCACAGTCATTTCTGGACTGGGCTCTTCAACTGTAATACGTTGGAATCGACGCATCAGCGCACGATCCTTTTCAAAGTGCTTGCGATATTCTTCCCAGGTAGTTGAAGCAACTACTTTAATGTTACCTTTGCTCAAAGCAGGTTTCATCATGTTTGCTAGATCATTGGCACTGTTTGTAGCACTGCCGGCACCACTGATCATGTGTGCTTCGTCAATAAAGAGAACAGTCTTCCCTTTCTTTTGTAAAGCAGCCAACACTAGTTTGAATCTTTCTTCAAAATCGCCACGATACTTACTGCCAGCTAACATAGAACTGATGTCTAAGTTATAGACAGTATATTCCTTTAGAAAGTCTGGAACAGCACCGTTAACAATATTGTAGGCTAAACCTTCTGCAATCGCAGTTTTACCTACCCCAGGATCTCCTACTAAGATAACATTGTTTTTACTTCTTCGTCCTAGTGCTAGAGCAATATTCTCTAACTCTTCCACACGACCAATCACAGGATCAATTTTATTCTTTTTAACCTGATCGTTTAGATTGGTCGTAAATGCTTTAAGGGCTTTATTAGATTGTCCTTCAACTTCACTTTCTGGTTCTTCAACTTCATTGTTAAGATAATCAGCAAATTTATCTTTATCAATATTAGCCTGTTGAGAATAGTAATAGGCCCAACTACGCTTTTCACCTAAAATAGCAATGAACACATCTGTGGGTTCGATCTTTTGGCGACCATTAAACAATACCTGTGTAAATGCACGATTGAGAACACGTTCAACAGCCGTTGTTTTCTTAGGTTTAAGATTAGGATCTTCGTTGACAATTTCTTCTAATTTATTTTTAAGAAAGTGTTCAAGATTAGTTTTAAGATAATTGGGATCTGCACCGTAACCAGTAACACATTTATAAAATGAATCTTCGCAGAGCATGGCATACATCAAATGCTCGATAGTTAAGTATTCATGTTTTAATTTTTTAGCAACGTCAATAGCTTTTTCAAAAACTAATTGAAGTTCATTACTAGGCTCAACCATTTTATTCCTTTTAGAAAATTTTGTCTAACTATAGCTGATATCAAAATCTTTGTCAACTATTCAAACACCACCCTTATTAACTGCTTCTTTGAGTTGTGTAATTTGTTTACGAATTGTTTCGCTAGTAATTTCTGGTATCACTAAATGGACTACAACTTTTAAATCTCCAAGGTTGTTAGTCTGTTGGTTCCTAAAGCCACGCCCGCGACAAATGTATTCAGATCCGTGATGTGTACCCGGCCTAATTTTAAGATTGAGTTCAGAACCATCTAATGATTTGACCTGTTGACTAACACCTATCATAGCATCAAATGCACTGACCTGTAGATTCATGTAGATGTCATCATTTATTCTGTGGTAAGTAGGATCGGGTTCTACATTCACAGTAACATTTAGATCACCTCTTTGCAATTGTGGATGACTATCATCACCTAGTCCAGGATACCTTACTACTTGACCATGCATAATACCCGCAGGAATATTAATTACAATATTCTGCCTTCGACCGCTAGGCATCATAAAGGCAGCTTCCATTTGCTTGCCTGTATAACTTTCCAAGAAAGTTATTGTACAGCTAATATTAAGATCTCTATTTTTTCTTAGTCTTTGCTGCTGCCCAAAAATATCACCGAACGGATGAAAACCAAATTGGGCAAAAATGTCATTCATATTCTGGAATCCATCAACTCCAGATCGTACATTTATGAAAGGCTTTTGGTGCCGGTCAAAGTCGTATTGCTGCCTTTTAGCATCGTCGCTTAAGACATCATAGGCTTGACTTATTTCCTGAAACTTTGTTGTATCGCCGCCTCGATCAGGATGATTCTTCATAGCCAATTTTTTATAGGCTTTGCGAATTTCATCCTGACTGGCGTTTTCCTTTACTCCGAGAATATCATAGTAGCTCATACTACTAATTATACGTTCTCCTAAATCTCAGGTCAATCTCTTGGCGGCATGTAGTCGCTGTCAACTGGTTGTGCTGGTCCCATAGGTCTTTTACCTATAGCTGGCATTCCTGAATTTGATGCTACCGGCGCTCCAAATCCCGACGAAGTTGAGCCAAATGAGCCTCCGCTGCTAAATCCGCCTCCCATTGACGGTTGAGGGGTTCCGAATGTTTGGGTAACTGTTGTGGCCATTGGTGCACCAAAGTTGGGCGAGGTTGGCTGTCCCACTGGTGGCGGAGGCGTATATGTTGTTCCGACATTCGCTGGTAAACTGATTCCGCCATTGTTTGCTCCTCCTAGTTTTTCCTGTGTGCGACCATAGGCAGCAATACCTAACACAGCACCCATAGC